CTAGCACCCACATTGAAGATACTACTTGTTTTCTTAAACGACATATCAGGGCCCAAGTGAATTCACCCTATAATCTAGTATAGTCCTGTATTAGAGGTATTATCTTCTTATTGGGTGTCTAGGATGTAGAATACTATGCCCACCCAACCACCCCACTGTAATCGACGGTTCTTCAGCGTTTGGAATAAAAATAATTATAACCAATGGCGTTTTCCGTAGAAAACATGGAACCGCACCAGATGCTTGACCACCGATTGATAGAACTGATCCAAGCCGTAGATGACCTCAGAAGGGTCGTAGAGGACTTCTGTAGGCGTCAGGAGGGGGTCTGATGCCCCAAATCACCGTAACGCTCGATTCGGACGTTCTAAGGGGCCTAGAACGGCTTGAAAAAGGAAAGAAGTCCAAGTTTGTAAATGCGGCAGTTCGATATTTGATGCAAACCATGTGCTGGGATCGAGTCGATTTCATGAAATTAGCTATGCACCATGCCTGGGATGAACTTCATGGAGCGAAAGGCGAAGTCTTGAACAAAGAAGATGAAGACACCAGGGAACAAGTCATGACCGATAGAGGTCAACAATACTTTGAGGTGAAAGAATGAAGTGGTTATTTAGATGGATGTTTGAAGATGAAATCATGACTGAGTATATGAGAGGATGGCATGCTGGTGTTATACAACAGATGCACGAACCTGATTCCTGTAAACCAATCAAATGGATTAGAGAAGATTGGCCTTCTTATCGACAGTATATGTATGGTGATGAAGAATGAGTCATGACATAGACGATCTCCTAGCAATCATCAAAGGATTGGAAGAGAGGATAATGGAACTCGAACTAATCTGTCGTAACAACGAAGCGATGAATATGATTCGTGGCGTACACGATGACGCGTACTATTGGAACCACTGAAACACTTTCAATTAGTTTCAATCACTTTCGGTATGCACGTCGTGCTGTCTTCCGAACTTGACCCTTCTTTGTAGATGGTCCGTACTTGCGTGCAAGTTTGTGAGCCTTCTTCATGACCTTAGCTTGGTCCCAACCTTTTCTCCAAGATCCATTCTTCAATCGAGCACTCTTGTTGACTTCGAGAAGAGCCCGTTTCAATCTATGATCATAATCTGTTCTCTTTCTTGTCCTCTTGGGTTTGACTAGGGGGACCACCAGTTCAGGACCAGCCTCACCCAAGAGAGCAAGAGTCGGAGAAGTTACCAATCCACCAGTCGCCATCTTCTTCGGAGATTCCGAATCAATGATTAAATCGGCTGAGTAATCAATCGTCGCTCGTCCTAATGTAGAGTCTGCGAGTTCGAGACCTTCTAGATATCCTCCACCAGACATAGCCCAACCAGATGCAAAGACGTGTCGAAGTACTTGGCGATAGAATGCTCTCTTGGTCTTCTTAGTGACCATCTGGTCACCTCAAGAATTCAATTCTTCCGTAACAAGTGCTGCATAGGTGTCAGCATTGGCTTTTGCTCGGTATCCAGTGATGCGGGCTGCTGCCGAAAGAGGAGCGGCTTGAGCCAATGAAACCGTAGAGATGAAGAAGTTAGGAGTTGCAATGATTGCCAGGTAGTCCCGATCCGTTCCAGTGCTGAAGGAATTGCCGGGATGCCTATCTTCGATTACAGCGGGGCCTAGACCAAGATTATCATCAAGTTTAATTTGCATCTTTCCCAATACATCCGGGTCGGCGATTGTTAGTAATGCTGTTTGACTTGTTTTAGTGACCTGTACATCACTAGAAGCGGAAGTACCACCGGCTGCCACTACGTTTCCACCACTAATTTGAACATCAGTCATTACGAAGACTTCACGATCCAGAGAACTCAATGGAAGAGTTACTTGTTCTTGGGTGAAAGTATTGGCTGCACTCTCTGTTACACTAGCACCCACATTGAAGATACTACTTGTTTTCTTAAACGACATATCAGGGCCCAAGTGAATTCACCCTATAATCTAGTATAGTCCTGTATTAGAGGTATTATCTTCTTATTGGGTGTCTAGGATGTAGAATACTATGCCCACC